ATTGGTTCACGACTGATTACGAGTCAGAAACTCATTACGCATGCCAACCCTACCAAAACGGTATAATTCAGATCATATCTCTATTTTTTATGATTCGACGTAGGATCTCTTGCTTCTTTCGCTCTCTTTCTTGTTCGTCATAGATAATTGCAATTATTATAATATATAATACAAACAAAATAATATGTAATGCATATACCTTTCCTATATTATCAACTGTTCCCCACATGGTACGGTAGGCGGTCTTTTCCGGCTCTTGTAAAAGCCATTTTTGAAAGGTTTTGTTCTCTATATTATACATATTCTGTTCTATCCCGCAAAATTCAATGATGTTTTCATACATAATCTGCTTCTCATAAATGGATAGTTTGGATTCTTTGTGTTCAACGGGGCAGGTAAGAGTGGTATAGGAACAAGAGGCATATAATAATGCTATAATAGCAACTGTGCTATGAAGATAATACATTAATAATAAGATATAATCATAATTTAAGTTAGCTAAATTAAAAAAGGGGAATAAATAGAACCATGATCGTTACCATGAAATCGTACCTCGCCGAGTACCTCGGAACGTTTCTCTTCATTCTTGGAATCTTTGCCAGCGGCGGCAATCCTCTCGTTATTGGTGCCGTGTTGGCATTGGTGATCTTCTTGATCGCCTCATTTAGCGGCGGACACGTAAATCCGGCAGTTTCGCTTGCCATGCTCTTAGATGGCAGCCTGCCCGCCAATGCCGTCTTTGGCTACGTTCTCGCTCAGCTTCTGGGCGGTGTTTCCGCGTATTATGCGCATCGTTTGACCAAGCGTGCTTATTAATGCACTTTTTATACCTTTTAACTCTTAAAACGCTGATTATTCTGCATATATAATTTGTTTTATGTATATAGTAAATATATAATGCCTTCTCTTGACCATGCGTTTTTGAAACTATTACAAGATGATTATACAAAATATAGTTGTTTTATTGAAACTGGAACTTATAATGGTGATACAACGTTTGCATTAGAACCACATTTTAATAAATTATATACAATTGAATTTAGTGAACAATATTATAATAGAACGAAAAATAGATATAGTGGTAATAAAATAAACTTTATATTAGGCGATAGTGCGATTGTGTTTGAAAGTTTATTACCAAATATTACTGATAAATGTATCTTTTTTTTAGATGGTCATTGGTCAAGCAGTGATACGGGACATTCTCAAAAAGATTGTCCCTTAGATGAAGAAATTACACATATCAATAACTTTTTTATAAATGATGCTATTATCATTATTGACGATTTTAGATTATTTGGTTTAGGTAAATCGAATGGTAAATTAGAAGACTGGAGTAAAATAAGCAAAGAAAATTTGTTACATATTTTAAAACCACGAATCAATAAAGTTTATCATTTAGATAGCGAGCAGGCAAAAGATGATAGATTGATTATTCACATAAACTCTAAATAATCGGCGTTTTAAATATTAAAAGGTTCTCATACATTGTTATGTAAAGTAAATAATAGATTACTTTACATGACATCTAAAGAGCGTCTTATTGCCTATCAGCGTGTCTTACAGGAATCGGGTATAATTGCCTGGGTACAACCTCCTCCTGATCAAATGATTGAATTACAAGTTATGCATCATCCCAAAAAAGAGGTACAAGTTTTAAAAGAAACAAATGCATCATTCTGTACAAGGGTATCTCAGTTGATTCAACAGTATTTTTAACGCTTCTTCACAACCGCAAATGCAAGTAAGCATAACACACCCACTGAAATGATGGTTACGGGACTGGTTAGCGCTTCAAACCCTTCACTCTGAATCGGTGTCCCATCCGGATTATATGTCTTTGGTGCGGACACCCATTGATCACGAGATAGATTTACCGGATTTCCATTACGATCTGTATCCTGTACCCATCGTGATTGTACCCATCCACCTCCTTCTCGGCGTGCTGTTTCTGGATTGGAAATCCAAGGCTCTCCTGTGTTGCTATCGGCAATCTTTCCATAGGAATCACCCACTGGTAGAGTTGCTAGTTTGCACTGGGGATAGCCCGAACCAAAGAGAGCATTCATGAGCGGTGCAGGATTCAACGCATTTGCGGCATCCTCAATCATTCCAGGTGCGAGACCCTGTAGCGGCGGCATCCCCATATCGGCCATCACTTTCTTCACGTTCTGTCCTAAGGCATCACCCTGTGTAATTCCCTGCATATAATGCCACATATCTGCACCATTGGAGCATTTGACACCTGTTTTAATAAAGTAATTGACACCAAGGGGTCTCAAGTTCATTCCACGTGTAAGACCCGTGGACGGTGCACCAAACCCAATTTGATCTCCATAGAATCCAACGCCTTTTACGGCACTTACCACATCACTAATATCACTTCCTACACGTACTCCAATTTGATTCGGGGTTAACATGGCGTCTGCAGGTGAATAGGAGCTTCCAAAGAATCCAAGGCCACTAGGGATCATGCTCGGAAGGATCGAGGTACGTTTTTCTGTGCCTTGTTGAGGTGCGGATGCTTTAGCGGCCGGTGCGACAGCATTATTGGCGGAATTAACAATATTATTTAATGAGTTCATCCTCTTTACTTATGATTGTTATTTAAAAATAAAGAAGCGTGCGTTCTAAAAATTGATCTCTTTTTTCGATAATAAGTAGGTATCATGGAATCATTATTTAATCTCCGCACCCTTCCATCTGTCAAGGAATCCTTTGAAAGCTGGGAGGAAGAAAAAGTATCCACTCCTGTCGACCTTGATACCTGTCCACATTGCTTTAATACAGATTGTCTCTATACCACGGACTTAGTGACGTGTCGAGAATGCGGCTACATCGTCTCTCGCCCCTTTGATAATACGGCCGAGTATCGCTACTTTTCTCAAGAGGATCGTGGCGGTGATCCTACCCGTGTAGGTGCGCCCCAGGATCCTCGTTTACCTGAAGCTTCCATGGGAACCGTTATCCTGAATGGGTACGGCACGGCCAAGACCATGTATCGAGTCCGAAAATACCACTCCTGGAACACCGTTCCTTATAAGGAACGCTCGTTTATCCAAACCTGTGAACGCCTGTCGCTCATCGGTCTTAACTCGGGAATCAACCAGTCTATCATTGAAGACTCCAAGAATCTCTATACCACGCTTCAAGAAATTGGAGGTCGTCAGGGTCTGAGCCGCGATGCCCTCTTATCCGCATGTCTCTACATGAGTCTGAAACAAGCAAGTTCACCCCGAAAGCCGAAAGAAATTGCCGATCTATTCGGTCTATCTTCTAGTACCTTTACCAAAGCACTTAAACAAATGCAGGAGGTCATGGCGCTCGCTCGTCAGAAGGGCATTCTTCGCCCTACTACGAATAATAAGCCGAGTCAGGCCAGTACACAGGCGATTGAGTACATTCAATTACCTCTGAGCCGTCTTCCTTTGCCTAGAAGCCAGATGGAGCATCTCTTTATCTTATGCAAGCGCATTGCGGAGAAAGCGGATGAAATTGGCCTTTCACAGGAGAATATGCCACCGAGCTTGGCCGCTGGCTGCGTAGCCTTTGTCATTAAGCGATGTGATACCCTGAATCTACCCTTGTCTAAGATTGCCAAAGCCAGTGAAATCTCTGTAGCAACATTGCAGAAGTGCTTGCGTCGTCTCGAATCATATAGTGAAGCGTTAGAGGCCGTTTTATAAACGATTCTAGTAGGATGGGTGCAAGTGAATCAGTTCCTCTTACTCATGAACGGTTATTTGAATTAACCAAAAGCACTCGATCAGTGATGAATCTATTATTAGAATACATGCTCAAAGAAATTACGGTACGAGATTTTATGGCGTTATCGGATCCCGAACAGTGCAAGAAATATGTGCTCTTTATGGCAAATAATATCTACAAACAATTCTATGAATTACAGGTGGTTCCGACTCGTGACAAAAAAGGTGTTCTGGCCTTTCGTCTGGCAAAGGATTTAACGAACCCGACAAAGGAGGCTGAACAGGAAAAACAAGGATTATGCCTGACCCTATCTTATTTTTATACACGCATTTTTCAAATCTATGGGGCACTTGCCTTAACACTCATCGATGATATCTCCTTTATGACCGATACAGGAATTGTACAAGGATATACGGATTCGTCGAAACAGTTATATGCACCAGGATATCGCCCCTATCAGGGAGTGGGCGGTGTAGATGGATATCCTCCAATGGGTTACATGGGTTATCCGCCCATGGGATATCCTGGTTATCCGCCTGCAGGATATCCACCCCCACCAAAGGCTCCTACCTCCGCGCTCGGTAATTTTTCCTTTCTTCGCACCTTTCTTAGTGGAGATAGCGATTCTAGTAAAGGACTCCTTACCAAGTATGAGGGTGCCGATAACAATAAAGGATTGGTCTACTTCAAACTACGAGATCAGGAAAATGGCAATTTTTTGATCGAAGCCCGCGGTGCCAAATATCCTGCGTATTTGGAAGTCAGTTCCAAGAATGAACTTGGATCAAAGGATTATCGTATGACCATTGGCAAACTACGATACCAGAAAAAACGCGCATCCAGCGAAAATAGGGAAGAGACCGCAACCATGGATCTTCCTCTTGAAATTGTGGAGAAGAAGACATTATTGATTGAATACAATAACAATCAATATAGCATCAAAGACACTACCAAGTCGATTGATGATTATTTTATGGATCTCTTTCGCAAAATTATTCCTGTTGTGAAGTCGATTGTAGAGGATAGCTATCATTCTTCTAACTATTCTAGCAGTGCATCCGAAGCAGGAACAGAAGATAAATTACGTCTGGGGCGTATCATCAGTAACTTGCGTGATGTAAAACCCCTTGGTCATTGTATTGCTCGCGCTATGCAGCTTCTTCGAACGATCCCCTTACAGGGTCAGCCAGGATTATCGTCCATTTGCAAGGATTCACTCTTTGAAAGCACGGTGACAACATCGGATGGAACAAGAACAGTTAAAAGTCGCAGTGGACTTCCCGTAAAGGGAAAGAGTTTGGATGGAAGTCCTGGATTAGAGGCGCTGGCCTTCTTATTTTATGATGCCATTTCGGAAGGAACTCCAAAGCTAGTGATTGGAAAGAAAGTACGTGCCGATGGAAAATCATCCTATGATCAATATGTGGCATTTATGCGAAAAATGGCAGAGATCTTCCAAGACACCAAGGATTCTGTGAATCAAACCAAACCTCGATCCAATTCGTTTGAGACAGGACTTGCTGGAATTAAAAATAAGAGGGATAAGGATATGTGCACGGGAGTGGATGGAGATCGACCCATCATGGTTGCCCCTCAAGATGTGGGAGGTATTCATGCTGTGGTAAAGGAGCTTTTCCAGACACAGTTAGCACATGCTACTGCATGTGGTAAAATCTTTCAAGGATTGTTTAACATTCAGCGAGATAAAACAACAGGACAATTTCGTATTTCACTCAGTGATTTTATTATCAAAAACGGATTTCCTGCGATTGATAAAATCAATGCCAGTGCAAGAGACCTCCTTGTTCAATACTATTCAACCTGTGAAACATCGTATGTGAAAGGCATGAAACTTGTATTGGAATCGAAGAGACGGGTGAATGCACTGGCTTCTCCTTCGACAAGACCTTCTGTGGCACCTTTGGTAAGACCTTCTGTGGCACCTTTGGTAAGACCATCTTCGGCAACGGCAGTACCCACTGTACAGCAAAAACCAGGTCAGCCATTAGTTGCACCTGGAATGGCACAGCCTTTGGCACAGCCTTTAGCACAGCCTTTGGCACAGCCTTTAGCACAGCCTTTGGCGCAGCCTTTAGCGAAGCCAAAAGTCACTCAGCCTATGACGCTAGAACAGCTTAGAGCAGATCGCGAATCAGGAGCGAGTAACAATGGTGTCACGGCGGATGATTATATTAAATATATACGACGAATGAGACGATAATCCATATTACGTCATCATACAATAGGAGCGCTGAATCGACACATTCGTTGTCCATTGATAGGCATACCAATGAAATTGCCCATCCACTGTCCAAAGGGTCGAATTACCCACCCACTGCTTATCCATCCAAATCATATCAAACCTCGGATAACATGCATCCGATAACATACGCGACGCTTCTTCACGTATGTCATCGGTCATCGCAGGGCTCTCGATCCACGCCGTGATCCACCCCATCTTCTTTGTGCCCAT